CAAAGATATCTTCTACTGATTCTAAAGGTACATAAAGTAACTTTTGAGTATCAACACCTAATGCTTCTAAGAATTCTTGATTGATTGCGTTCTCTGTATCAATATACACTGCCAAACCACCCTTCTTCTGAGTATTTGCTAATGTATGTGCTGATAACAGAGATTTACCACTCGCTTCTAGTCCCGTAACCTCAACAATCCTTCCAACAGGAAATCCACCATTAGGTCGATTTGATATAGCTAAATCTAACATATCATCTCCTGTAGACACCCACTCAGTTAAGTCGGTGGGTGTCTGCTCGGAGCCATCAAGGAAGTAAGCTACTTTCGATTGTCCTTTGAACTTTTTGTTCAGGTTATCTGCTAAAATCGATGATAATTCATCTCGATTTGTTTTAGCCATAGTAACTTAGTTTTTAATTATTGAATAAATCTTCAAATGCATCTTTTACATCAGAGTTTGATGTAGTTGCAGCTGCTGGTTCGTTTTTTGTTTGAGTATTCGTTTGAGTTGGTTGAGCTTCTGACTCTTCTGTTTCACCAACTTGTCCAGTTTCCATCCAAGTTTCCAACAAACCTTTCATATCATCGTAAGTGTACTTTTTGAACATATTTGGAAGTTCAATTTGGTCTTTGATGTTTTCCAATACATTCTTATCTTCGGTGATAGGAGTTTGGTTTGGTTTAACTCTGATGTAAGTTTCAGGATAGTTCTTTCCTAATTCTTTTGCGGTTTTAAACTCAACAGTGATATCTCTACCATTAGTTGGGTCTGTTAAATCACCATAATCAGGGTCTGCAAAGAAAGCAAGAAGTTCTTGATATACAGTTTTACCAAATCCCCAAAACTTAACACCTTCGGATTCTTCACCTCTTACTAATACAGGAACATAAGTTCTCATTTTAGGAGTAAGTTGTTTTGAAAGATTCCAATCGTTTCTATCACCTGTAGATTTCAATTGGTCAGCGAACTCCACTAATGGGTCTGCCTCACCATGTGTTTGAGGTGAAAGAATATTCTTACCACCAAAGTTGTAGTGGAAAAATAATTCGATGAATGGATTTGATGGATTGTGAACGTAAGGAACGATTCTTACTTGTTGCTTGCCTGGTTTCGGCTTCCATAGATTATCAGTCTTTGTAGTTTTCGTTTGTAGACTGTCCAAACGGTTGCGGATTGCGTTTAAGTCAATTGCCATAATTTACCTTTTTTTAGTTATTAATTATTATTTATTTATCAAATATACGAAAGTTTTTTCAAACTTCCAAATTATATTTCATTTTTTTTTCAACACCACTATTTAATCCCAAGTGTTGATTTGGTTACAATATACGAAAAATATTTTAAACTACCAAATTTATTTACAACAATCACATTGATTGTTCGAACCACAAGTCGAGCTACACTCTACTTTTGATTCACAAATACACTCTTTGCAGTTACATTCTTTCATATACTATAAATATTAAAATTTTTTAATTAACGTCAACTATTCGGAACAATTTTGTACCCATAACCTTATATCCATCACCATCTGTAAGGATAATAGAATTACGATAATCATTCCAATTGACTTGATATGTTTTATCTTCTTTACCACCATTTAATTCTTTAATCAATCGGTTTAATGCGTTGATTGTGTAAATAGTGTTTGATTCTTTTTTTCTGTGTACCATTATACTGTTAGGTAAAAACCTATTTTCTCTATTTGGTATGATATTGTAGCTAATCACCAATTCTTTAGATGGTTCTAATTTAAGAATGAATATCTTTCTACTGAATAGTTGGTATCCATCAAAAATCTTAGTTAACAAATCCTCAAACGAAGATTCAGTTGTAAATGTACATAATAGTTGCGTTCTCACCCATTCTCTCCGTCTTACTTATCGAAACATTTCTGCATATCAGGTGACCATTGAATTGTATTTGAAGTTTTACCTGTTATACCTGATTTTGAACGATATCTTTTTTCACCAATAAACTTTTTACTACCATCTTTCTGGTCAACTGCATATATGTAAACAACTTTACCAGTAGTAACTGTTTGTTCTCTATTCTTAATTATTTTTTCATCAGTAACAACCCTAAAGTTATCTTCTGCATCTTTTAGATTATCTACACCTAAACATTTTTTTATTGTTTTTGGTGGAACATCCTTACCTGCCATTACTAACTGAGTATTTCGTTTCAACACTTGTTTAAAATCACCCTCATCGGCTTCTTTGATTTTATCTAAGTGTAAGAAATCTATCGTTTCTTGGAAACCTACAATATCACCTAATGGTTTTTCTTTACCAGTTGATGTTTTTCCCGTTATCTCATTTAGTTTGTTATGTGTTTCTCTTTGAAGTGATAATGCTTCTTCTCTAGCTTTAGATATTATCTTATTAGTATCTAATCCATCAGGAACTTCATTACCATTAGCTTTTTGGAACTTCTTCTCAGCTCCAGCTAATCTAGAAATAACTTTTAATCTATTTGCTGATGATTTACCACTTCCCGCTTCTTCAGTAAGTTTATCTAATAGTTCTTCGTGAGATTCAACTCCATATTTCTTCATAGCATCAGCTATGTGATTTTTTGTACCAGCGGATTTGTAACCATCTTCTTGCTTTTTGAGATGGTCAACCAATCTAGCTTTATCTTCACCCTCATAAGTTCCTAAAAACTTACCTTCTTGAAAAGATGCTTTATTGTAGTTTTTTTCAATTTCAGCGCTTCGTTTTTTAGAATCCTCTACAATAGATTTTGCTTTTTTTGAATCTTCTTTACTAACTCTACCACTTTTTTCTAATGAATCAATATTTTTAGTTTGCTTTGTGTAATCATCATTTAGAGTAGAATTACCTTGAATATCGTTAAATCCTTTTTTATCACTCCACCCATCATAAATAAGGTTTCCGTTTTCATCTTCAGTAATAACTGCCGTATCAGATGCGTTTTCACCACCACCTGAACCAGCTACCCACTCTTGCATTACATCTTTAGGTACTTCTATTACTTTTCCATCATCTGTAACATATATTTTTTCAGCTGAATCAATTTTGTTTTTTAGATTTTCTAAATCTTTAGTAGTACCACCAAATGATGATGTTTTTGTTTCTTTACCAAACCCAACTTTTTCTTGTGCTAATTTAGCACCCTCAGTTGCTCTTTTTGATTTTGTTACGCCTGAACGAGCTGCTATAATAGATGCTCTGTATAAATCTCTTTCAGATGTTGGTATATCTGATGGTATCTCACCTCTATCTTTTTGAGATGGACTTTCAACTGTTGTAGATTTTTGTTGTTGACCTAATTTAGTATTTCTGGTCTTTTCAAAGATAATAGATGCTAATTCAGATTCATTGATATCAGGATATTTCTCAATGATTAAAGATGCCTCATTAGACATATTCTCATTAAAGTTTGAACCAGCATTTCCTGGCGCTACCCATTCAGCTCCTTCTTGATACCCATTATTTAATGCTGCATCTGAAGTTTCTGAGTTTTGAAGTAGTTTACCACCATCACCATATAATTCTTTTACTTTTTGCTTTGCTGATTCGTATGATTCATCAGCTGATGGTTCTTTTTTATCTTCTGAATCTGATTGTTTTTCAATCTCATCATCTGATACACCTTTATCACCTAAGAAATCCTTACCTACTTTATATGCTGCAGGGTCTGATTTTTTTTTACCTAATAAAGTGTTTACTTGATTCATATTACCAGTTGTTGGATTCTTTAACTTAGTTTTCAACAACTTATCATCAATCTCTTCTAATTTTTCTTTTTCGTAAGCAGTGAGAGAGCCTTTTGAGATATCTTTGACACTTTTCTCTTTATCATCCCCACTATCAGGTCTTTCTTTAGATTGTTTATCATCTTTTTCATCTTTATCCTCTTCTTCTACTACATCTTCCTCTTCGTTATCATCGGTATGTAAATGTGCAGATACGGCGGTATCATTTGAACCAACTACCATACCTGAAGTTCTATCACCACCTAAATGGAAGTTTGTAGGTGTTTTAACTGCGGACTCTATAATGTATTCGATTACATCTGAATCGAAATCATATTCTTCTTCTAATACTTTTCGTAAGCCATTTATGGATTTTTCGGATAAAGGATTTTGTAGTTCTGTACCTACCTCAACCCACCATAACCTAGCTATCTCATTAAGAAATTCGTTCATATCTTATCCATTTGTTTTATATCTATAGATTTCATTTCAGAATATCTATCTCCGATTTCTATTTTAGTAGGAAATCCATTCCCTTCTATAAGTATCTTTAAATTCTGTAAACTGTTAAAATCATCAGAGTGTATATCTAATAAATATGAATCATAAGTATATAAAACCATTTTTGAGCGTTTATCTTTTAAAAAGTCCATTACTTTACTCAGAATTTTCATATTTAATTCTGTTTCAGTTGCCTGTAACATATAGTTGAATAATTTGTTAGCATTCATATCCTTTAGGTTAGATTTTGATAGTTTTCTACCTAATGGAGTTGTTACATACCCTCTACGATTGAATTCCATCCACATTTTATCAATTTTGTGTGAAACTTTAGAGA